TAGACTCATATGAGTCTATGGGAATTCTTTTGCTTAAGTAAGAGAAAGATAATAGCAAAATCTATAACTCTCAAAATTGTATATAACAGAGTCAATAATAGTATAAGTGGAATAGTGTATATAGAGCTATCATCCTTCTCTAATTAAGACTCATCTGTATATGCATCTACAGACAAGTATATAAGATCGTGCCATCAGCAAGATACGATTTTGGATAAAGTCCTGTACGGTATAAGAAAGATGCGTTACCAAATAGAAGCAAAAACTGTATGACTTCAGCCCTGATGGGATATCTTATACATAGCAGATAATGCTATGATTATTATAATGTTTAAGTATATATAATTGTATATCAGAGACTCTTATGAGTCTCTGATTTTTTTGTAATCTAAGTTCTTTTAAAGTATATATTATAGAGATGAGAGAAGATATGACGCTAACATATCTTCTCCAAATCTATAAAAAGGAGGACTTATAGAAATTATGGTAATTCATAATTCTATATCTGTCGAAGACAGTAGACAGATGTACAAGAAAGCTTTGTTTGATCTGGAAAATAACTTTCCGATTAATGAAGCGAATAAGGAATGCTACCACAGTTTAAAAGAATCATTCCTTACGAATCTTGTTAAGATTCAAGATATCATTATATCTCAGTCTTAATTAAGATCCGTCCTCCAGAGACCTTTATACAATAGTTATATACATTGTTAAAATCTCCGGAGGCTTATTTTATATATTAATTTTATTTATAGTTCAAAAGGAGAACTAAAAAATGGATGCTAAAAATTATAAGGCTGTTGACAGAGTTGTAACCAAGATTGATGGTGAGTTTTATATGGGCGATTCAATATTGCATATATTTCCACTAAAGGCGTATACAAATATCAACATAGGTCAATTATTCCGATTCACCGCATTTGAATTGGATCAGCAATATTGGTATGGAGAAGGAGAAGATGAGCATTTGATTGATACGATTATTTATGCAGACTATATTGATTCTGATACCAATCAGCATGCTCAAGATATAGATTATGCATATCGATTAATCGATACGTGTTTAGATCTCCCAGATCGTAAAATTACGAATATTAGAGTATTAGATGGGATCGACTTTGAGGCTAAAATGAACTTCAAAACCGGAAGAATCTATTTCTTAAGTACAAAAGCAGGAACCAAGAAACAGCCGCATATTAGGCCCATGATCCAATGGAATAAACCAAAATTGTGTCTGTTTGGAGTGGGTGTAGTGACCGCGCTATTTACTATTATATACTGGATATATACAATGGTTAGTCTATATACTGCTAGTGATTATAATAGTATGATTGCTTCTACAGCATTTATGATCTCTATCATATGTGCCAATATATGGTATACGTACTATATTTTAACAGAAACATAAGAATTGTCGGTGGACTATATAGTCCACCGATATTATTTTTTATTTATTTTATCGTATTCATATCTACGATAGTCTTACCATATTTATCAGCTACTTCGTGTTCAATTTTACATCCTCTAGCTGATGCCCAGTCTCCAATGAATACAACTACATCGGCTTCTGCCATAATCTTAAGACTTTCTCCTAAACATGCAATAGGAGGTAGGTCTTTAAACTCTGGTTTATAAGAATCTAATATTGTCACATCATCATTGTACTTTTCTCTAATGGCGGCTACAGCCTCGTTACGAGCATTAACAATTTGCTCCTGCGACTTATTTTTCATCGACTGTGAAATAAAAATTTTCTTCATATGATCCTCCTAAATTATAATATATTATAATTATTATATAGATATTATAATACAAATCAACTTTTATTTTTTTTTTGATTATATATTATAGATATAGAGAAGTTCATTTATATTTTACAAAAGGAGAAGATTAGAATGAACAAATTAGAAGTAGAAAAAGTAGCAAATAAAATTTATAAGACAATAATGTCTCATTGTAAAGATGAATATTCGAATATAAGTGATGAAGTGGCTGATACATTTATTAACGAGGTATCTAAATATCTTTTAAAATTATCAAATAATCATCAGCCTAATGGGGCTGGTAAAATAACAGAGTTTACAGTTGCATTTGACTCTGTAATGAGTAAATGTACCGATCCAAACGATCTTATCTATGCTTTCTATGAAATTGCAAAAAGAATAGATAAGATACCAGATCTTGAAATTCAAGTAAATGATGATGGAGAAGCACAAATTTGGCAATGCTATCCGGTTAAAAGCAAATTAATAGAAAAATATCTAGACTTGATGAGCGATAGGATAGAAAGATAGGAGGAATCTATCATGAGTAAAAATGAAAAATATTTCTTAGATAAATTGCCCGAAGTATATCGGGCCGAAGCATTAGATAATATATCTTATTTAATATTAGCTCATGCATTTAATCCAATATCGTCGATAGATATAGTAGAAAGATGTGGGGCTTTAATTAAAGATATTAATGAATTATATTTAGAAAAATATTGTGAATATGATTTATCTGTACGAGATCGGTGTATTACAATCTTTATTGTACATCATATATTATCAAATCTCGATTATTGGTGCGTATATCCTCAATTTAGTAAACTTGAATACGAATATACCAAACCAATAAGACAGCATTACGTTATAATCGATAAAAAAGAGATTAATAAATATATTATGAAATATAAAAATTATATCTTTAATACGATGCTACTAATGGTAGCATCATTGCGCAAAGGATGTATACATGACCAAGCATCAGTAGTATTATATAATAGCGATATAATCGAAGGGGCATTACATATTCGTCGATTCAATGCAGAAGAATATAATTACAGAGACATATTATATTCATTATTATCAAGTCTTATCAGAGAAAATGATAGATATAGACTTAATTTATTAAAAGAGGAGGGTAAATTATGACTGAACTAGAAATAAAAATATTAGCAAACAAAACATACGACTCAATGGTATCACAAATGAGAAATATACCAGGAACTACTGATAAGGAAATTGATATTTTTATGGATAAATTCACTAAGAATCTTCGTGAAATTTTAATCGAAAATAATCCTGAAGATGATACAAAATCGTTTAAAGAAGAATTAATCGAAAAAGAGATACAAAATAGAGCTGCTGATAAATTATACAAAACAGTCTTTGATCGTGCTGAAACAGAAGAAATTAAACAAAATATGTTGTTAAACGTTGCATATATTATTGACTGTTGTATTCTTGAAAGCTGCAATACAACCCATTTTGATTTATTTGATGTAATTTATCATAATATTTTGGATGTTTATTTTAATCAAATCTGTCATATAGAGTTATCCAGAGATGATAGAAGAATTATTGTTAAAATGATTCTTATTATTCTTAATAGTTTAAATAAAAAATTAGCAAATCGCTATTTAAATATAGATGGTTTATTTATAAATAATACAATACCAGAATGGACTAGGCCATTATCTTCAGCGATAAAATTTTGGACAGATATTATACCTGATGACGATGATGAATATTTAGATCATATTGTAGAATCTGTTTTAAATAATATCAAAGATATTATGGATAAAATGAAATCATTTATACCAGTATTTAGAGAGCTTCGTAATAATGATGATAATATTTTGACAACTGATAATTATATCAATGAATTTTTAAGCAATGCGGGTTATGATATACCGGCAACACGTATTATCACTATTAATCCATGCTCATTCGATTATGAACGTAAGTTTGGATTTTTAATAAATCAGTTAAAGAATATTATGGAAGAGGGCAAATAAAATGAACACTATTTCTAATTATAATGAAAAGTATTTAAACATATTTGATGAAAAACATATTCAAGAAAATTATATTAAATTTCTATTAGATTTATTTAAAACTAAATATTGGATAAAATCGATAAGTAGTAATTTACAGTCTTTTTTAAATAAAGACGACCTACATGATTTACAATTAAAAGCATTTGGTAGTGAGGATAAAATTACAACTTATGAACAATATAAAAGTAAGTATCCATATGAATTTGCAATCAGATCAACACTGGTTGATATTATAAAAGCTACTCCAGTTTATAAATTGATCAAATTGCATAATTATCTTGTCGAGTATGATGATACATGTAGAGGAATGTATGATCTTATATATTCATTCTTAATCGATGGTAACACATTTACGTCAGTTAAAAGACCGATTAGATGCCATTAGAGAATGGATCGATAAATCTGACATTATTAACAAGAATTATTTGGAAATCACATATGATGTTCCAATGGAGATGCATGAAATACCGTTCTATAGATGGATGGATATTGTACCAGATTATATTATATGTAATAAGTACCCATGCAATATTAAGCCAAAGCCATATGTTTGTATAGTTACTGGAGATATTAGAGATAGGTTGATCTTACCAGATCGTATGACTCTTTATATTTATCAGAGACAAGAACATTATTATCAAATATTAAAAGAATTTGATATTCCGGAATTATATGAATTCTTAGATAAAATAATGGAATACAAAGAAACTGATGTTATTAAAGGAGATAAATAAAATGGATCCAGTAGAAAGAAAGAAACTAAATAGTAAATTTATACACATGGTTGCAGATGCTCTTACAAAAGGAATGGATACAAAAGCGGCTGACAAAATGATTTATGATGATTTGGTGAACGAAATGGCTAATAATTTTGCAGCAGATTCTAAAGAAGATGAACCGATTAATAATGATCAAAATACTACAAATAACGAAACCGATAACGATGACACGGTCGAACTCTATTATACTGTCTTTGATAATGAAAAATATACATCGATAAAAGAAAAGATGTTATTAAATGTAGCATATATTATCAATTGTTTTATTCTTGAAAATTATGAAGAACGTATCGATAATGAATATAGCAAGTATAATAAAATATATTATACTATTAAAGATATATACTTTAAAGAACTCTGCGAGATAAGTTTAACAAATGAAGATTGTGGAATATTAAATGTAATAATTATGAAGGTTCTTGATATGATTAATTGTCCATGGATGCCGTATTATCCAGTAACACAAAATGCGATATCTGCAGTTATATTTGAATATAATATTGCAGCTAATGATGCAGATAAAGATCGCATTATTAATGATATTATTCATAATAGTGAAGATATTATAGATAGAATGAAATATTTATCTTTAGTATTTGCGGTTCTATTTATCAATAAAGAGACAATTAATGATTATTGCGATCTAGACGCATCACGTATTATTTCTGTTAGCCCGCTCTCTTATAAATATAAAGAGAAACTCAAATATTTAATGAGTATATTGATTAGCTATCATACTGATTATAGCGATGCTATAGATCGCAAATATCTTAGTGATGCAATACAGGCAGAAAATAATGATTTTGAAACTAAGGAGTAAAAATGTCTACTGTATTTTTAGGGCAAGAACGAATTACGAATACTCTAATGCAAGGAAAACGATCATTTGTCATATCTTTCTCGGGTGGTTGTGATAGCACAACCATCCTTGATATTCTCTGTAAAGAGATCGAAAATAATGGTCTTAAAGATGAATGTAATATATTTTTGACGTATCATTCTATACACTCTTTTAGATTTCCTGGTATACTGATTCGAGAGCGTCATAGTATTTCCGATATTATGAGTATATACAAAAATCAAGGATTCCATATATATGATATTAATCTAGATAGTAAATTGCATGAAACATACACTACCGATCAAAGGCCCAAATATGACGGTTATTTTGTTTTACCAGTATTATGGATATTGGCTATAGCTAGTACATTGGTTGTCATACCGCCAAGCAAAATACAAATATTTATGGGATATATCAAAGGCGATGATGCAATACGATGTAAAAAAGAAATACTAGATATTTATTCTAATATTTTTAAGATATATGGAATAAAAGATACCAATATAGATTTTCCATTAGAAAACACTTCTAAAGAAGATATTATATTGTATCTTCAGAAAAACAAATTATACGATAAGGTAACGTTTTGTGAAGCAATAGAGAATTGCAACGTACAATTACATGGAATTCATGCTGAACCAAAATGCAATTGCTGTAAACAGCATCTAGAAGCTCTTTTGCGTATTGAAAATATGAAAAATAAATCATTCGATACAGTCCCAGACTAATGAAAATACGTGGTCATAATATATATTACCACCTTAGACAATACACTAACCCAGCATTTCACACTTTGTATTGTATGATATGAAAGGAAGATGATGTAATGATTAAGAAATTAATAGTAGCATTAGCAACAATGATGGGTATGTTTTTCTTAGGTACTGGAAATGCACAAGCTGAATGGGTAACTATGGAAGTTACTGCCTATACTCATACTGGCAATCCAACAGCATCTGGAGAATGGCCATATGTTGGTGGGGCCGCTTTCAATTATGCGCCCTTAGGCAGTCGTATTATGATTGATGGAATCTGGTATGTGGTTAATGACCGTTCTGGAGCGTCAGGAATTGTAGATATCTTTATGGATACCTATGAGGAATGCATGGCATTTGGAAGGCAATATAAAGAAGTATGGATTGAAAGATAAGTTAGATATAATATCAGAGACTCATATGAGTCTCTGATATATTTATTTTTTTTTAATTTTTTATTACTATATCTTCGACGATAGGAGTTGTATTGTCGTTCATATATTGAGCATTGATCTCTTTAGAATATCGTAATTCTATACGTCCTTTCATAGGATCTGTCTCTATATGAGCATCATTTAATACTAAGCTGTATGGTACTCTGGTATCATCTGTAGTAGATGTATAATGAGATACGTGAATTACAGAACTCAAACTGGCATTGTCTGTACAATATAACCAAGTTTTTCCATTAATAGCATTTAACATTCTAAACTTAGCTAATGGCTCTCCATTATATTGTGGAACAATAATCTTCAAATATTCTATTCCTTTAGGAACAACAAAGGTAAATGATTTAGAAAGATATTGTTTACCATTCTTTTCTATAATAGGCCATTTAAATACCCCAGGAATGATTGGTTTAATAACAGGCTTAATAATCATATTCCCTTTAACAGTAAACTTGATTTCTTTTTTGTGTGTCTTTATAATTGTACCCATATTACATATTCCCCAATGAATAACCAGCTCCAGTAGCTATCATACCAATAAGAATCTTTTGGTATTTATGTCTGCGTTCCGTTCTCTTGACCCACTTCTCGTAATCGTTGAATTGTGTCTCTAATTTCTCGATCAGCTTCTTCATATTCTCTAAACTGTTGTTGGCTTCCATTAAGTTTCTCTCGGATTCCATGAGTTGTGTCATAAGCTGAATGATTTGCTGACTCTGCTGCGTCGATAGATTTTGTTCCGTCTGATTGTAATACTTTAAGCTGTTCAAAAGTCCTGTCAAGTTCTGCAGTTGTTGATTCTGCTTCTGAGAGAGTTCTTTCGAGGTCTTTAGCTGTGCTTTGAGCGTCTCGTAATTGGTCTGTAGCAGATTGTATTGTTTCTGCTGATTTGCGTTGATGTCTTTGTAATTCCGTATTTGTATCTGAGATGCTTCCAGCTGTTTTTGAAGCAGATCGAACTGAGTCTGTAGCTCTTCGTACTGCGTCTTTAGTCTTAGCATTTTCTGACTTTGACTGTTGTATTGTGTCTCTAATTTGTTCACCAGTTCCATGGTCGTTGTAGTGGAAGATGTAGTATCCAATGATTCCGCATATGATAACGATACCGAGGACAAGATACCACAGACTACGATCATTGAGCTTAATATATTCTTTAAATTTATCCATTTCAATTGTTAGTCCTCCTAATTATAAAAATAAGAGAGGTCCATAGAAGACCTCTCTTACACTATATATTACGGTATATCACTATCTCCAGTTATATCTACCCATAATTGATGCATCTTAATAGATTCTTGTAAAGAATCATCTCCAGGCTCAGTAATCTGGGTTACTTTATGAGAACCAATTTTATCCGTTACCCATTTGGTGGTAGCCAACTGATCGGTATATGTATCTATACTAGCTGTAGGAGCAGATGGTGTACCAGTAAACATAGGAGAATTTAAATCTGCCTTTAATAATAACTTACTATCTAATTCTGCTTTTAGTACATATCCATCCAAATTGATTTTTGGAGAACTAATTAATTCCCATTTATCTTCTGATGTATAGATATATTCTTTAAACAGATCTCCTTCATGACCACTAGGATCTTTTACTAAGTAAATGGTTGTTTTGGATATATCTGTTGTCGGAAGAACATTAACAATCAAAATTTGGAATTTAGGAATAACAGACAATTCTGCTTTCGTAGCATAGTACGTATCAATCGCATTACCATTCTTATCCGCTATAGCTTTAGCCGCTGTACCCGTATAATTCTCTGGAGTCAATTGACCTTCATATGTCTTATTCCCTCCAACCATCTTATACCATTTAATACCAGTAGTGCTATTAGAAAGCATCTCGATATTATAGGTATCCATATCTACAATACCAGTCATTTTACCACCAGATAACTTTAAGTAGTTATCCATAGCGGCAGTAAATGCGGCCTGAGATATAGCTCCATCACTATGAGATCCTGTATTGCTGTATAACTTAGTAATCCCTTTAATAGTATCTGTAGCGGTTGGAATATCATTCAGATCAGCAAATTTACCTGTAGTGGCTACAGTAGCTAATGTAGCCTTATCCATCTTTTGATCTAATGCATTGGAGATAGACAATTGTGTCATCGTACCGTCTGCATTGGTTCCTGCAGAATTATAGATCTTAACAAAACCTTCTGTGGAAGATGTAGCGGTTCCTGGTTTATTGATTAAATCATTATAATTTCCTGTAGTGGCTACAGTGGCAAAAGAATCTTTAGCCGCTTTAATCGCTTTAAAAATACCATCTGAAGTGACAGGGTTTACAGATCCGCCAATAGGTGTATTATCAAAAGTCAATGAAATATGCGCGTTATCTAATGCATGTTTAACAAATGCTGTTGTAGCAATTGTTGTATCATTAGATGTAGCAGCAGCCGTAGGAGCTTTAGGAGTTCCTGTAAATACAGGAGAATTCAATTTGGCATAATCATTCAGATTGGCTGTAATCTGATTATGAACAAATTCTGTTGTAGCAATCTGTGTTGTTGATGTTCCTACCGCAGCAGTAGGAGCTGTAGGCATACCAGTCAATGCTGTATTATTAACGATATTAGTCTGATAATCGATCAATTTAGCATCAATGGCTGTCGGTACATATGTCTTAACAAATGCCGTTGTAGCGAGTCTGGTGCTATTATCAGTAACTGCTGGTGTAGGAGCTTTAGGTTGA